CTAGCGATAGCCTGCGCCATCGTGCGACCCTTCGGAGCCTTCGGCTCACGAGCGCCCTTCGACACCCCATCCAACGAACGGAACGTTTCCACGAACGTGTTGATAGTCGCCTGACGCAACGTCTCATCCTTCGCGTAGAACCCCGCCCACTCGGGGCGAGTCATCACGATACGAGTGATGTTCGACACGTAGGCACGGGGCGACACGTCCGTACCCATCGACTCGGCGATTTTTTGCCAGAGATTCTTGTCATTCTTCGCACGACCCATACCGTCATCCGACTTACCGTCCGAATCCCACCCGATGAGACCGAGCATGATGCCCGACGACACGAGCCGAGCGTAGTCGCCCAACTGTGACACTGCAGCGTCACCGATGTTCTTTGCCGACTTGTTGAATTCAATTTCGTACTTGTTGTTCACTTGTTGTTTCCCTTGTTTGACTCGCTCTTGCGAGTGCCCGCCATTGTTGGCAGGTAGTGCTGCACCGAGGATTTGAACCCCGCACCTACCGCAGTAGGTGACACCTTGTGTGCAGCGTTTGCTAATCGCAGATGATCGCGGCAGCAGAGAGCCAGGCTAACAACGCTCCGACGTGGCCCCCTCTGTAGGGCTGACCCACGAACCTAGAGCGTCGCTAGAAGTCTGGCGACTTACTGCTACCGCTGCACGCTAACTACTGCCTGAATGCCGTTGCGAACCTGCATCAGCAGGCTTTCGATAACGCTTGTGGAAGGTAGGAAGGAAGGTCGTAAACCCCCGTTTGTGTCAGCCCTTACGGCTCTACTCTCGCCCCGCTCAACCCCCCGCCAGGTAGCAGAGGACGGCACGACCACACGTTACTCGCTCAACACGGACCCACATCAGGGGCCGTCGGCGTGCGCTCATCTTCGATTTTCAAGGAACCCCCGCCCGCTCGGTGCGGGCTTCGATGGATGACACGGTACACGAGTTTCGAATAGAAACAAGCACCCTAGGACGCTTGTAACATGATCGTAACAAACGAACAAACGTTCGATCCCGACACACCGTCACACACCCCCGAACAGATACCCCTAGGGGTACCGAAATGCGCGGAACCTAAACGGGCCACCACACACAGTGACCGAAAGCTGCGAGAAACCTCACGCACAGTGACCAACACCCCCGAAACCGACCGAAACCGACCCCGAACAAACGTTCGCAAACCCCATACACACCCCTAGAACGCCCGTAGAGCCACGACACCCCCGAAACGGGCCAACACGCACAACACGCCCGAACGGGCCACACACGACAAATCACCCCCACGCACGGGCCACCAGAGACCACACACCGAACCCCCGAACACACCCCCGAACACACACCGACGACCCCAACGGGCCACCCCGACCCCGACCCCGACCCCAAACACCACACCCCGACCACTATTGACCACTCGCCCAATAAGCACCCCCGACGCTCGGCTCATTGTTGGCCAGGTGGCCAATAAGGATGCTGACTGATTCAACAGTCAGTCTGACTGATTCAACAGTCACTGATCCCCATGTTGGCCAAGTGGCCAATAGGCGGAAGGTTGCAGACTACAACCATTGCGACCGCAACCATTGCGATCACAACAAAACCCCACCCCCACGCCACCCAGGGGTATACAGGCCCCCCACCCCCATGCGAACCGTATGATTCCCTGTTGGTTCCGTACTTGTCTGTTTGTGTGGTTTTTTGTGTGCTGTGGGTGGTTGTTGTGTGACTTTTGTGTAACTTTTCTTATTGTTGAGTGGTTTGGTCGGGTTTTGTGACCTGGGGTTTTGTGGCGGCATGGGGTTTGTGCTGGTGTTACGGTGGATAATTATTGTTGTATTGTTTATTGTTGTTTGCCTTTAGCGTGAGCGTGAGGCAAACGTATGGTTGTACGGTGTCGGGGGGGTCTATAAAAATTTATGGTTGTGCTGGTTTGTGGACACACCTGTGGGTGTGTCTTTTGTGTTTTTGGTACGTTGTTCGCCCTTCGCTTGCGCTTCGGGCGTGTCCTAGTTGGTTGCGGTTTTGGTGTGTGTTTCTGGTTTTGTCTCTCCCCCCTGTTGCGCTCGCCCCCCTCTCGGGGGCGTTTCTGGGGGTTTACGTTGTGACGGGTTTGGCGGGTTTGTGTGAGATTCTTTTTGGGAGGTTTTTGTGGGTTCTCAGGTGAATAAGGGTGGTCGTCCTACGGTGGCTCAAACTGAGCGTAAGCAGCGGGAGTTGAATGCGCGTCAGCGTGCGTATGTGATTTGGTATGCGACGCCTCCTGCGGAGCGTGAGATTCAGTCGATTGACGAGTTGGGTGAGGTGTTGGGGGTTTCTCGGCAGGCGATTTGGAAGTGGTCTAAAGACCCTCGGATTGTTGAGGCGATCCGTTTTTGTTCGTTGCAGAATGCTGGTTCTCCTGAGAAGGTGCGCCAAATTTTGGATATGGTGTTTGAGCAGGCCATGTTGAAGAAGGATGTTCGGATGGCTGAGGTGTGGATGAAGGGTGCTGGTGTGATGGGCCAGTTTGGGCGTTCTGGTGATGTGTTGGATATTGTGGAAGATTTGGAGCAGGACACGATTGCTGATCTGAGTTTGGATGAATTGCAGCGTGTTCGTGATTTGGCTTTGGCGGAGCGTGCTGAGGCTGCTGCTATTGAGATTGCGAAACGTCAGCATTCTGAGGTGGTTTGATGCCTTCTCCGCATTCACCGTTGCATGAGGTGCAACGGTCTGCTAATGAGATTAAACGTGCCCGTAAGCAGAAGGTTACTTGGAGTATTTCCGAGATTGAGCAGGAGATCGCTTGGCGTACCTGGTTCCCCCAAATCGAGGTGGATTGGACTAAAGCGGAGTTGGATGATGATATCGTGCAGGTTTTGCATGATGGTTTCACCCAGTTTTGTGAAGCAAATTTGTTTATCAAGTTTCCTGGTAAGGGCCGTCTGCCTCTCAGGTTGCGGCCTGCCCAGTCGGAGGTTGCTTGGGCGTGGATCAAGTATCGTAAGAACATTAACTTGAAGGCCCGTCAGATCGGGTTTTCTACGTTGGTGGCTGCGTTTTCGTTGTGGTGTGCGTTTGGTTGGTCTGACAGGCAGATTGCGTTGCTGTCTAGGACGGAACGTGAGTCGGTGGCTTTGCTGGCGAAAACCAGGTATGGTTTTCGTAATATGCCTGAGTGGGTTCGGTTGCGTGGCCCGAAACTGTTGGATCGTACCCGTCAGGTGATGACGTTTGATAACGATTCGGTTATCCAGTCGTTGCCGTCTGCTAATGATCCTGCCCGTGGCGAGTCATTGTTTTTGGTGGTGTTGGATGAGTGGGGGTTTTTGACGAATCCTGAGGGTGCGTGGGCTAGTGTTGAGCCTACGATTGATTTGGGTGGGCGTGCTATCGGTTTGTCTACTGCGAATGGTGAGGGCACCTTTTTTCATGAGATGTGGTTGGGTGCTTGTGCTGGGGATAACGGGTTTCATGCCGTATTTTTTCCGTGGTCGGCGGTCGATGACCGCACGACTGAATGGTATGAGCAGAAGAAACATGAGTTGGCTAACAAGTTGTGGCAGTTGCATCAGGAGTATCCGTCGAATGCTGAGGAAGCGTTTATCGGGTCTGGTAATCCTGTTTTCAATTTAGAAATTTTGCGTCGCTTCCAGGCTGTTGAGCCTGCCGAGTTCACTATTTTGGGGTCGAAACCGAATGATGTTTCGTTGTTTGAGGGTGGCCCGTTTATGGTGTGGGAGGCCCCGAATGATACGGACAGGTGGACGTATGTGGTTGGGGCCGATATCGCCGAAGGTAAGGAGCATGGGGATGCGACTGTGGCTTGGGTTGTGTGTGTGAATACGGGGAAACCTGTGGCGTGCTGGTTTGGGCGTGTGGATGTAGATATTTTTGGGGAACAAATTTTGCCTGCTATCGGCTGGTTTTATCGGAATGCGTTGATTGTTCCCGAAGTGAACAATCACGGTCTAACTGTTCTTAAGGCTTTGCAACGTGTGAAATATAAGTGGTTGTATCGTCGTCGTACTTTCACAAAGAAATCGGATCGGCCTTTGGAATCGTTGGGTTGGTTGACTACGGCTACGTCGAAACCGTTGATGGTGGACGAGTTGGGTGCATGGTTGCGTGATTTGGATAATGTGCCGCATGGTAAAACGATCCATGAACTTAAGACGTTCACCAGGGATCAGAATGGTCGCATGTCTGGTAGTCCGCATGATGACTGTGTTATGTCTTTGGCGATGGCTGTTCAGGGTTTGAAGTATGCTCGGACTGAGCGTCCGTTGCAGGAAACGGATGCTTCTAGGGTGAAGGGTTCGTTTTCGTGGTGGGAACGACGGTTGGATAAAGCGAAGAATAATAATTCTGGGCTTTCTCCTGTGGTGTAACCGTTAGTTAGATTATTGTGACGTTTGGGGGGTTATTGGTGATGGATGATTCGATTGTGTGTGCCCGTTGTGAACGTGTTTGGCCGTCTGACAGATACAATTCTGACTGTACGACTCCTGATTGGTGTTTTGCTTGCCGTTCCAAAACGATTCGTACCGCCTTTCAGGGCGGTAAACAATATTTCCATGATGGCACTGAGGCTGAACGTTCCCGTAAAGCGGTTTCTGAGGCTAGGGCGGCAGGGTTTGATCCTGTTCCTGCCGAGACTGGTAAGGGGTGGAATGGGGCTTCTGCTGCTAGTATCAAAAAGTTGGAGAAAGTTTCGACAAGTAAGGTTGGTTCTTGATGGAAAACATGTTTGATGGCGACATGCAGAAGGTTTCTTATACTTCTTCGGAAGGTGACCGTCACGAATATTCGGTTGGACAATGTTATGGCCGTGTTTCTAAGGCGATGAAGTGGCGGCAGAACGCTAAATATGATGAGAAGTGGGCGAAGATCATCAAAATGTACGCCAACCAGTACGATTATGATGAACTTTCGGGCTATAACGACATTGTTGCCCCCAACATGATGTTTTCTACCGCCAACGTTATCATTCCGAGTGTGATGGTGAACTATCCGAAGATTACGGTGACTGCCCGCACACCTGAATCGGCGGAACGGGCACAGGTTGTGGAGGCTGTGTCTAACTATTATTGGCAGCATTACGATTTCCATGAGGAAATGAAGTTGGCTGTGAAAGATTTTGTTATTCTCGGGTTGGGTGTGCTAAAAAACACTTGGCTTCTTGATGAGGAAGAAGTCGAGTTGTCTCGGGACGAGTGGACTGCTGCCGTTCAGGAAGCGTTGATGGAGGCTAATATGGCCCGCCAGCAGGCTCAGGCTGCTGGCATTGATGTGACGTTCCCTTCTGATGAAGAAATCATTGCTAGTGTCGCCACGACACGGGTTGTGGCGAAAGAAGATCGGCCTTGTTTGGAACGTGTATCGGTTTTCGATATCTATTTTGATCCTGATGCGACCAGATTGAAGAATCCTCGCTGGATCGCGCAACGCATGTATGTCCCGTTGGAAGAAGCCCGCGAAAAAGAGGAATGGGACGCTAAGGCACGCAAGAAACTTAAGGGCACCGCCATGTCTGCCGCCAAAAAGGATTATGATCTCACCTTTGAAGGTGAGGAACGTGGCAAGGATGCAGAATTTGTGGTTGTTTGGGAATATTATGACCTGTTGGAAGAAAAGGTGTGTGTTTTCGCTGAGGGTTGTGACCTGTTCCTAAAGAAACCTGAGGATTTCGAGTATCCTTTCGGCCATCCTTTCGTGTTTTTGGCTAACTATGAGATTCCTGAGAAGTTGTATCCGATGGGTGATCTAGAGTCGATTTTGCCGTTGCAGATGGAGTTGGCTTTGACTCGTACTCAGATGGTGAATGACCGTAAACGGTTCCGTCGCATGTATATGTATAAGCCTGATGAGATTGGGCCTGACGGTTTGGCTGCTCTCATGTCGTCGGATGATAATGCGATGATTCCGATTGATTCCGATACCCCGTTTGGTGATATTATTGCTCCGATTGCGACTTCTTCGTTGCCTCCCGAGTTCTATAATCAGACTGCCATGATTTTGGATGACATGGATCGTACTACGGCTGTGACCGAGTATGATCGTGGTGGTGCGTCGGAGATTCGACGCACCGCTACTGAGGCCGCCATGATTCAGGACGGGGCAAATGCTCGTAGTGCAGACAAGTTGGCTAAGGTTGAGCGTGCTATTGGTGAGGTTGCTCAGCGTACTGTCCAGTTGTGTCAAGAGTTTTTGTCTACCGATCAGGTGGCGAAAATTGTTGGCCCAGATAACAGTGTGCAGTGGGTTGCTTATAGTCGTGAGGATGTTCAGGGCGAGTTCGATTTTGTGGTTGAGGCTGGTAGTACGCAGCCGATGAATGAGTCGTTCCGTCGCCAGTCGGCTATGCAAATGTTGGATGCTATGGCCCCGTTTATTTCGGCTGGTGTGGTGGATGCGTCAAAGTTGGCTGAACATGTGTTGCGTAACGGTTTCGGGATCAAAGACCCTGCATCGTTCTTGATGCCACCTCAGCAACCGATGGGTGCAGGTATGCCACCTGGTATGCTGCCTCAGGGGATGCCGCCAGGTTTGCCGCCGTCCATGTGACAGTCATGTGACGGTTTCTGTTTATTGTTTGGAAACATGTTTCAATTTCTTTAAGGAGTTACAATGGCTTATTCTGATGATACAAGCGGTCTGGTTCAGGAACGATTTGTTGAGCGTGCCCGTGTTCGCATTGTGGCTTCGGCCACCACTGACACGTTGACTATCGCTGATCGTGACGGTTTCATTGCCTATAACGCTGCTGGTGCGGTCACGGTAACCATTCCGAACACTTCGGTTGTCGCTTTCCCTGTGGGCACGGTTATCACTACGTTCTCGGGTGGTGCTGGCGGTTTGACGATCGCTAAGACTGGTACGGATGTGTTGACTGGTACTGCTACTGCCGCCACGAACGCTACCCGTAAGATTATCAAGGTCAGTGAGGCTGCTGGCGTTTCGACCTGGTATGCGTTTGTCTGATGGCTAGTGCAGCGTGGCAGCGTAAAGAAGGACAGAACCCTAAGGGCGGTTTGAACGCTAAGGGTCGTGCTTCTTACAAGAAGCAGACTGGTGGGACGTTACGTCCCCCAGTCACGGTCGCTGCCGCAAAGAAATCTTCGGCAAAGGCTGCTCGCCGTAGATCGTTTTGTAAGCGGATGCGCGGCATGAAGAAAAAGTTGACAAGCAAAAAGACGGCGAATGATCCGAATAGTCGGATCAACAAGGCGTTGCGTGCTTGGGATTGTTAAAGTTGGTTTCTTAAAATCGGTGCAGGATAGCGCAGTCTGGTAGCGTGTCGGGTTCATACCCCGAAGGTCACGGGTTCAAATCCCGTTCCTGCCACTAAGAACACCCGCCATTGGGGCGGATTCTTGAAAGGAAACAATTTATGTCTGATGACTTGCTCACCGCTTTTGACGAAGTTATGTCTGACGGTGGTGATTCTGGTTCGGATAGTGTTGAAACGTTGTCTCGTAACGCTAACGTGTATATGGGCGACGAAGATTTCACCCCTGATGGGGGTGAAGATGATAGCGAAATTGATGGTCTGGACATTGACAGTGACGTTGACGATGCGGTGGACGACGACGATGTTACTTC